CTCTATTCTCTGGACTCTCAGTAAGGGTGAAACCTCCTACGTCCCTGAAGGATTGTAGAAGGAACTGTTCGCCTGATCCATGCCGGTAAGCCATACCTTTCCCTTTCAGGATGGCACAAATCAGCGGCCAAGCATCAACATTGTCACCATATAGTGATATTAACTTATCGTATCGGTCATCGTACCAATGGGCGTTATAACGCTCAGGATACTTTATCCGCTGCGCAGTCTCTACCACAGGTCTCCGGATACGACCCCGGTACCAATCATGGCCGAGATATCTAGGTGATACTTCCGGACCACCATAGCTCAATTTCTCCAGGTTGAGCTTCATCCCGAAGTGCCTCTTTGCCAATGAGGTCATCTTGCCAATGTCAATGTCACCAGTGAGACCAACTCGCGAGTCGTCACCCAGTACATCAATCCCAATCACATCGAGACCCAGGCTGTACGCCAGGAAGTGAATTGCGATCATGTTCGCTATGGAACCAATAATACTGGTGAAAAACGACCCAGATGGGATACCCTTCCTACGTCTAGTGTAGGTTAAGCCGTCAGGCATAAGAATACCACAAGTGCTGAAGTACCTGGTTATCAGGTTCCACGCATCCTCATTCACCTCACGAAAGAGTTTCTTAACGATACGAAACGCCTCCGTTACGAGTTGGGTTGGTACGTTTGCGTCCCATTTGGACCAGTCGAAGGTCCCGGCTACTGGCCACCATGCAGTCGATGCAACCTTTGCTCCCAGTTCAGACTTCCGATAACCGAGAGACACAGGCGTTACCGCCGTTAGCATCAGATCAATAACAGGTCGCGCATAACACGCTTCGTGCAAAATCATAGCTAATGGGTAGCCCCACACCATTCGAACCTTCTTCTTCGGGACCCCTTCCTTAATACTAGCTTGCGTACGATAGTAAGCTACGGCAGGTTCGGGTCCTTTGAGTTTCGAGGCAGCCACCGTCTGACCTAACCTCTGCAAACGTTCCCGTTCAAGTATCTGTTCCGCACGAGAAATCTCGTCATCGAACACAAGCCTCTTGGGCATTAATGATGGCAGTCCCGAAGAAGTTTCCTTCTTCACAACGTCCCACAGTTCTTCGTCAAGTGGAAGTGCACGAAGAGTACCGTAGAAATCCTTGTAATAAGACTCCACCTTACTCACGGCTCGACGCAAGGCTGCCCGATCCGCATCCGCGAATTGGTACACTGATGGGCCGTCATACTCCTTCAATGCGTCCCAAAGTTTGTCCGGATCGTATTCAGAGCGACTAAACTCATCACCGATGTCGAACCCCTGTTCAGCAAGTATACGGTCACACCATTCTTCACGGATTGTGCCGACTAAACGGTTTGCTACGTTCAGATACTTGGATACTTCTCCCTTGTATCTACGTCCAACAAGAGTAGTAAACTCTCGTCCGCCCGATATGGGCTGCGTTTCATTAGAGTGGTCGCTCACCACGGCAGACTGTTTGGTCATCTGCAAAACTCTCCTTCAAACGGCTGATTGTTTGCAACCGATCAACAGGGCGATTGAGATTTAAAACGATCGCAACTCCGTTCACCGTAAATTTGACCCTTCTTGAAGAAGACGGGGAGACAAGCTCACTTTTCAGCAAGGTGTACG